TTTCTTTTAAATTTATTTAAAAAAGAACCTCCACAATATTTACTGCAATATTTTTTTACTTTATTTTTACTTTTATCAATAAAAAGTTTATTACAGTTTAAACATTTATTTTTAATTGGTTGCATAATAAAAAATAAGTAATGCGATCTCTATTGCGATAATTGTTTCAAGCATTGTAATTGTTCCTTTGGTTTTAGGTTTTTAATTCTATTCCAAGTAACACCATTGACAGACCTAGATCCCTCAATGATGTTCTTGAAAGTTTCTATAGCTAATTTTTCTTTGTCTATATTAGTTGAGAGTTTGTCTTTTTCTTTCATTTATATTTTTTTTTAATTGGTCTAATTTCTTGCTCCAAAGCTCTTTCCAACCTTTAGGACAGTTCCATCTCATATATTCTAAGTTCCTTATTCTCCTTTTATCCCTTAAAGCTATATTAAAATCATAGATTAAAGGCAAACCATATTTATTTCTAATCATATTGCTATTAATTCCTCCTTTTTATAATCTGGATTTTTAACCTTTACCTTTTTTTGATAAGTATATTTTTGATTTAATTTATATATTTTTTTTTCAACTTTTTCGCATTTATCAACAATTTTTGTATAATTAGAATAAGCAATATCTCTTTCAATATCTAATTTTTTTGATTGCAGTTCTAATTTTTTTAATTGTTCTTTATCTTTCTTGAGCCATTTCTCTTTAATTTTATCGACAATCTTAATTAAAAATTTATCCCAAGTATTTCGATCAAAATAATAAAAATCACTATTCATTTATCCCCTCCAATATTTCTTCTATTTCAGTTTCAGATGATAAAACTTCGCAATTATCCCAATTATCATAAGACATTACTTTTAATGCTTCTTCTTCATTTGTTGCTTTTATGGTTTTTACTTCTTCTATTCTTTCTGTCCTAATAACTTTAAAAGTTTTCATTATATCCCCCCTTGTGTTGCCCATTGGTGTAGTATCATCATTATTAAGGTTACAAATACAATTACTGTAAATGCGAACCCCAGAATATAATATATATATTTTTTCATTTCTCCCCCTTTATAAATTTAATTATCTTATTAAAGTATTTTTTAGGTAAAGGCAAAATTACTTCCTTTTTCCTAATCTCTGCATCTTCAAAGTCTTGAAAACTAAAAAATTTCTTATCTTTATTTTTAGACTCTAGGATATTAGTTATTGATTTATAGTCTTTAGCTTTCATATTACCTTTCTTTTAGTTTCTGATCTCATCAGTTAGGGATTAACCCTAAGACACCCCCAAGAATGAGGGTATTTCGATCTATATAGTTTTTCCTTTTGGTTCAAATCCTAATATTACATTAGCCATAAAATCCCAGTAGTTAGCTGCAACTTTATCTTTCATTTTATCATTTGGATTAGGTTCAATTGAACCCATTTTGACAGCTAGGTCAACAATTGCGTCATTGTAATATTCAATATTTAATGCAAGACCAGATAACCATTCAGACATTGCCTTATATTTTCCAACTCTTTCAATGTTCCATCCATATTCAGAATTGAACCTGTCAAAAATATAATTAATCTTATCTTGCTCTGTAGTGATTGCTTTACCTTCTGAGTCTTCTTCTATAGTTGATAGAATATAATTTTTATAATTCTTTTTATATTCTGTGTGGTGTAGCTTTTGAACTTGGTCAATGTTCCATTCATTAGATAAATCTAAATTATTGATAATCCAATGCCTAGCCTCTGAAATATCTGAAAAATCTTTTGTATAGCTTAAAGAGTTTTTATTATTTGTGATTAAGTAAGTATTCATTGTGTTTCTTCTTTCTTTTGGTTGATTTGTTTTCATACAATACTTATACAAGTTTTGTATAATATGTCAAACTATAAAAGCTAAGATTGTATAAATATTTATGTTCGCTAAATGTTCTTATTGATTATAATATGATTGAGTATTAAACAACACCCTGAAAGGAAGGTATAATATGAGTAAAAAAGGGTTTACAATGATTCCAAACCAATTAATTATTGATGAGGGGTTGAGCAAGGAAGCAAAAGCATTATTTATTTATTTGAGGTATTTATCGCCAAATTTTAGAATATTAAGAAATGCCACATTATTGACAAAATTGGATATGTGCCTGTCCACACTTCAAAAGGCAAAAAATGAGCTTATGAAGGAGGGATATTTAGTTATCCACAGAAAGACCTCAGCTAATAAATATGAGCTAAGACTACCTATTAAACAAGTACCTGATAGAGTACCAAATACTCATATGGGTAAGTACCAAATACTTAATATTAAGAAGAACAAAACTATATTTCAGAATAATATACTTCAGAAGAAAGGGTTTAAAGGTTTTAAAAAATGAGTGAAGAAGAATATTATTATAATAATGAACCTTTGCAATTAAGCTATAGAAACACCTACACCCCCCCTGAGAAGATTGAAATAGTTTTACAGATAGAAAATGACTTCAATTCCGGTATGCTCTCCGCTGAGCAGATGCGTTGGATAGTTAATAATTTAAAGTTTGGAGCTTGGACAGTTCAAAATAAACTACTATATATTGTGTTAATAGATTATTAGACTACTAGCTCCCTTGCGTTAGTCTAAATAAGTTAATTAACTAGACCTGGTGAGTGCTTTTCTTTCCTTTCTTTCTTGCCTTGCCAGGTCGTTTAATAAATAAAAATTATTATGGCTGGAAGACCTAGAAAATTAAATAAAAAACTAGAAGAACAGATCCTTGAATATATTGCTGATGGTTTAACAATTAGACAAGTATTTGAAAAACCTGACATTAATTATAATTGGTCAAGTTTTAGAAAAGAATTAATAAATTCTGAAGAATTAATGATTAAATATAATCAAGCTAAACAATTAGCGATAGATTTAGAGTTGTCTAGTTTGAAGGATAAAAGGTTAGAATTAGAAGCAAAGATTGAATCTGGTGAAATAGATGCTAAAGCAGGTCAGAACTTGGTAAACCTTTTTAAACTAACTATTGCATCTTCTCAATGGTCTGCCGGTAAGATTGCACCCAAAAAGTTTGGAAAAGCTGCAGAAACTTTATCAATTAAGTCTGATAATAGTCAACCTTTGTCAATATCTTGGTCTAAACCTTGAATTAATTATGAATATTTACTTTGCTAAACCTTCTAAAAGTATTGATTTAATTAATGTTGTGGTAAAAAGAACACACATAAAAAGCAAACAATACATACAAAGTGTTGCAAAAATACCAGAGTGTTGCAAAATTATCACACAATTAATTAGAAAGATTCTAAAGTGGCGATAACGATTAATTATCGGAAATAATTAATGGTAATCATCAATTATCAATTGAAAAGTTGTGGTTGTAATAACTGAATTATGAAGAACAAATAGCGAACATGGGGGTACTTAAAAAATCGATACCCACTTTTTGCGTTACCGGTTAAAATAATATTGATACAAGGCATAAACACATGAATGATACTTTTCTAAAAACAATAATCTTCATTATGAAAGATAAAAAAACAAAGAAACCAATTGTGATTACACACTTTCAAGGTTTTGAAGATGAGGAAGAAGCTAACGACTTCTCAGAGTTTCTTAGAACACAATTCATTTTGCCAAGCGATTATCCTAATTCAAATGAAACAATTCATTAAGGGGGGTTTTGTTTTAAAATGAAACAAATTATTATTCCTTACGCACCAAGACAAATCCAAAATTTTTTGCATGAAAAATGCGATAAGAACCGCTTCAATGTAGTGATTGTTCATCGGAGAGGGGGTAAGACTGTATTTGCTATCAACCACCTCATTAGAGCTGCTCTAACAAGCACTAAACCCTATCCTAGATATGCTTTTATCTCTCCATATCGTTTGCAGGGAAAATCAACTGCATGGGATTACATGAAACAATTTTCTGCCACAATTCCAGGTGTCAAGTTTAATGAGTCTGAATTAAGGGTGGACTTTGGAGTTAACAATTCAAGAATACAAATTTTAGGCGGTGAGAATAGTGCTGCTATCAGAGGTCAGTATTTTGATGGTATAGTTTGCGATGAAACACAAAACCTTTCGCCAGACCTCTTTGATACTATTTTGA